CTGACAGCATCTGTTCTATTCTTCTTCCATACGCAATATGCGACGGTGAGTAAAAAGCTATTACTATCATGTCTCTATCTCCAATCCAGCTTCAATATCTGCTTCCCAATATTCTTCTTGCCAATGCCCGTTCTTGCAAACTTCATCATCTGCAGCGACATGTGCTCCGCATAGGATACATGGATAGCATAGCGGAAGACCCATGAGTGCAAACTCAGGGTCGTTGCAGATATAGCAATTTGAGTCATAAACCTTCGATACTTTTATTTCTCGTTTTCCGCTGAGCCCCTCTTCCAGAAGCCAGTAGGCGGGGTCATCTTTTCGCATGGGAACTGACATATTTTTATCTCCTTTTGGTGACTGACCTTATGATTTTTCTGTCAAAATTTTGAACTCAGCATCTAGATTTATTCCGAGCAAGTGGCATGATACCAGCAGCATAAGAAATGTCTGTGCTGCCTCTCTGCCAATTGTATCTTTCTGCTCATGGTTTCTCTTATAGGTTTTTCTGCGCAAGATGCAATCTAACATCTCGACAGCTTCCTGAATAGTGAAACTTACAGCGTCCTGAGCATCAGGCATGACATATTTCTTTCGCTCGTATAGAGCTAGAACCATATCCATTGCCTCAGTCTGATTAAGAATTGCCATTATCTACTCCTTTCTAATTCTATCATCGTACCAACCTCAATCGGTTCCTCTACCGAGATCCCTATAGATGGGAATCGTATTACCGTGACCTCTCTGCCCATTGCTCCATCTTTTTTCTTGCTGAATTCAGCCCCATAGTCTTTCTTCAGTGTTTCCTGCAATGTCATCAAATGTAACTCAAATCCTTGCCAACTTCTCCACTGGAAAATTTCTCTATCCTCCCTTGCCTGTGTTGACAAAATATCGAATAAGGAATTTACTGTGTTCCACTTTGCTGCTTCAACTGGTCGACTTGTAACCCACTTGTCAATATATCTAACTGCCTGTGAAGATTCTTTCAATTGACGAAGTTGGCTATTTACCATCGATAAAATACCTTTGTTCAGGGTTTCTGCATTCAGGAAGTCAACGCTTCCTATGCGTTGACAAAATGAAACAAAATCAGCCAATCTGTTGGATCCTATCGATCTTGTTATTTTGTTCTCGTGAAGTATCTTAACGATTTTACATAGTTTTCTGATTATGTCAGCCCATATAGCTGGACCAAATTTCTCTATAGAGTCCTGTAAATCTATTTCTGCTCTTTTATTCTTTATTTCTTGCATATCAAGAACTAGCAAGCGGGAGAAAAGTGTTTCCTCGCTAAAAGGAAGATTTACTGCGGTAAGGGCGACGAAACATCTAGGTACAATATTGTATCTGGTATTGGAGCTGTATAGTTGTCGTAACTCTATATGACTTCCTGTAGATAATCTGTCAAGCATATCTACCATCCATCTTGCTCCAGATTTCTCCAGGTTATCCATAGGAAGGAGTCTATGATGTTCTATCGATGCACGGAAAGCATCTTGCTTATCTGTAGGAACGCCAAGAACATCAACGTCAAGATGCTCGAAAACTCTGCATATTCGGCGGATTGCTGTTGTTTTTCCTGAACCAGGAACTCCCAGCATGGCAAGAATAGGTTTTGTTCTATGAAGCTCCTGGAAGAATAATGAGCAGAACCATGCTTTGAGCAATTCTTTTTGTTCTTCTGGTGTAGCTGGTGCATCCGCTGTTGTCCTGAAAGATAAATCGTTTACAAGATAGTCAAATACATCTACCTTATCTGCCTCGAAATCAGGTTGCAGATATGATCCAACATCATTAGATCTGAAAAATTGCCCACAAGTTCCGTTATATTGAATGGTATAACCATCTTTATCTATAACAATAACTTCAGCAGCACCACGATTTATATACAGTTTTTCTGTATCACTGTCCCAATACGTTAGATTTCTTATGGGAACTCTCGGAGAATCAGCTATAATTCTATGTCTAAGCTCCAGGTTGAACATTCTGCTCAACTTGTCTTCTTCATTATATGTGAATCTTCTGTTGAGCATAGCTCTCCATCTTGGAGTTTCGCTATCAAGAACAATATGGTTTTCATTGTCATACCAGTATATTCGCCAATTCTGTCCATCATCGCTGGTCTTGAAGAGTTTACAACCTTTGTCAGTTAATTCTATCCACATTTGGTTGGCAATCAACCTTGCTCTTTCATCTGTTGGTTTATTCGTATATCTTAGACCTTTTACTGTGTTCACAGTGTCAGGGGTTTTTATGGTAAGCACAAGATTGGTCATTCTGTCCATGTCGGCAAATGTCATCAATTTGCCCAACCCCTGCCATCCGCGAACTCCTCTTCCAGCAGCATAATTCTTGAATGTGTCAGACACTGTTTGTATGCGATTGAAAACATCAGCATCTCCAGCCTCAGCACATATCTTTTTCATGAGGGATTCTACAGATTCTTTATCCCATGATTGGTTTACTAGATATCCGCTGAAACAAAGTGCCATTTCATGCCTGGTTCCCTCCTCCCAGTATTTAGCCATCAGTTTGGCAAGTTGCTCATCAAGTGCGACAATGCTCACGGTAGAGGTATCTGTTGAGACTATGGTTTGCAGCTCTTCTATACTTGCTTTTTTACTCAGTGTCTCTATGGGATCTACAGGTTGCCCATTCTCCCACCCGCTATCGGGATTGACAAATATACTTCTGGCTCTGGTTCTTGGATGAAGACCCAATGGTATCTTAAGAAGATTTCCTTTTTCAGCTCCCTCCAGGGAAGGTTGTTTAGGATAGCATTCTACATGATCCTTACCGCTGGCATTGAGTTTTTCGTGATCTCTAACCCAATTCACGATTTTCTGTGCTTGGTCTGCAAGCATAGGTTCTTTCAGAAACACCAGAATGTGATATCCTTTGCCTCCGCTGAACTCGACACAATGTGGTACTTTCGTAAGATGAACTAATATACGAGTTGCTTGCTCTTTTGCAACGTCGAGATCAAGGCTATCAACATCCCAGCCAAACCAGTTCACTGTATTTGTGTCAGCATGAAGCTGATAACTTCCAAGAGTTATATTTCCTGATAGATGCTGTTGTATTAGCTCTGTGGTTATGGGAAATTCTGATGTGGTATAATAAACTTTATCTACTCCGCCATGTCCTACAGAATGGTACGGATTTCCTCCAAATATATCAAGAAGAAGGCTCGTAATTTGTTGTGTCATCATCGCCTATTCTCTCTTCATGTTCACTAACATATTGGTCAAGCAAAACGAGTATTCCCATTTTGCATTCGGGACACTCCTCTCCAGCATTATGCGAGTACAGATACACTGTTCCACAAGTAGTGCAGATTGTCGGATCATTCATCTTCTTCCTCCTGTTTTATGAACTCTTCCTCTTTCATAAGATCTCCGTAGTCTCTTCCCATTTTTGGATCTGTAGCAAAGGGGATGTCGAAGAGATCGGGGACTTGCATGATAGTTGCAACTTCTTTCGCACACCTATGGAAATCTCCCTCGGGTACTTCTGCTATCAACTCGTCATGTACAAAGTTGATTATCCTGTAGTTATCTCCTTGTTCACGCAGCCATTCGTCAACTCTAAGGGCTGCTATCGATAACATGTCTGCACATCCACCTTGCACGACAGCATTACACCCCTTATATGCGTCTATCGGATTATCCTCTCGCCAAATTCGTCCGCTCCAATATCGTACATATCCGCTATTTCTGACGGAGTGTATTATCTCTTTCATCCATGGATCTATTCGTGGAAATTGCCCCTTATATTGATCTGTTACCTCTTTAGCTCTCCTGCGATCCATGTTCAGCTTATACATTAGCGAGCCAACCGTCATTCCATATATAAGACCAAAGCTGATTGTCTTCGACCACTCCCTGTGTATCTTATTCATTTCATCACCACAATCACCCCACACTGATTTTGCGATGTACAGATGAATATCCATTCCAGACGTAAGTGCTTTTACCATGAATGGGTCCTGCGAAAGAATACCAAACATTCGGATCTCCATCTGTTTGTAGTCAGTCGATAAAAATACCATTCCTGGACGAGCTACAAATGCTTTACGCAGATTATATTCATCAGTTCTAGTTACATCACCGCTGAAGACACTTTGTGTGAATTTGCCACGAACCTCTGATGGAACATTCTGCAAGTTTGGCTCACTGCTGGATAGACGACCAGTCCGTGTACCTGTTATATTGAAATTAGCATGAAAAAGACCATCATCACTACTAAGTATCTGCCACTTATCAAGAAATGATATCATCAGATTAGCTTCCCTTAGTGCAGAAACAAGTTGCCCTAGTGGATGATGTACCTTCTCTGTAAGAAGAAAGGTGCTGGTGCATGTAGACTTATATTTACCACCATCAGCAAATCTGCTGCGATCTACACCATCTGCGTCGGCAAATGGATTCTTTGGTTTCGCTATCCCGAGATCTTCATATAAGGCTTTTGAAAGTTGCTTTGGACTTCTCCAGTTGAACTCATGCCCAACTGAGTCATATAAGTTTTGTTCAAGAACTTTTACTCTTGTTTCCAAAGTAGCTTTTGATCTAGCCATGAATTCTTGATCAGCGAGAACACCACGTCTTTCCGCTCGCATTATAACAGAAAGATAACGCATATCTTTTTCGAATAGTCGCCACAGACTAAGTTGTACGATTTGTGGTACAAGCTCCTGAGCAAGCTGATATTCAACACGAGCATCATTCTCGCAGTATATAGCTGTTTTCTCAACTGCCCATTCCCATATCATTGACTTCTTGCGACCCTGGGTTGCTTCCTCTACGAGTTCTCGTTTGCTATTATCTCCAAGAAATACTCTCTCCGCTTCTTTCAATGATTTACGGTAGCGGGAGTCTATAAGATGAACTAGGTCAGTTGTATCTATAACTCTCCAACCCAGTTCGTCAGGAATTACTTCCAAGAAATGAAAATCGAATTTGGCATTATGAGCAATAACGACAGTTCCCGGAGCAAGTGTTCTTACCGCAGCTTTCACTGCTGTTATTGCTTCATCATCCAATGTTGGTATATAACCACTGATCTGTGCGTCTGGGCAATGTACTCCGAGACCAATGAGTTTGTTTTTCCACCAGTGGAGACCAGTGGTCTCGGTATCTAAACATACCCTTTTGCCAGAACATGCGGAAATGTCGGCGGGGGATAGAAAATGTGGCTCAGGCATGTTAGCTCCAGGCTATATCTTTTAATTTTTTCATCTGGTTTTTGGTAATATTCGTGTCGCCAGATTTTACATTTGCTCCAAGAATAGATAGTGCTTCTTCCATCTTATTTTCGATAAACATGAGTTTTGAATTGTTGCGAGTAATAATGATATAACTTGTTGTAAATGCAAGATTAACAGGTATATCAGCCGTATAATTTTGCATAAATGGGAACGATAATTGTGTTGCGATCATTTCGGTATTCCTTTCTTCCATATACATGATCTATCAAAGCTCGCATTATAACCGCATGATTCCCCACGCTCCACCGGAGCTGTTAGCAATGAAGACACCTTGTCTCCGCATACAATTTTTATCTGCTCTCTCATCTCCAGCAAAAGTGGGATCCACTCATCGCCTTGCGCTTGACAACAGACACGATCATTGAAGATTTTCTGCAAAGCCCGCATTGTGCATCCGAAGTATATATGCGTCAATATGTTGGTTGGAAGTATTCCCCTAGCATCCTGAGACTTTACGCCAGTCGCTATAAGATACTCATAGCATTCAACACAAGAGAATATAGACTCCGCATATTTGTTCAAATTATTAGATATAAGCACATCTCCAGAGGCAAGGAAATGATATTCTTTCTTTGCTCCATAAAAACGCATACTCTCCTGTGCAAATGATGTGCCTATGCGTGATCGTACAAGCTGGTGTGTGAAAGCTCGGGTTACATTTCTGATAAGCCAAACATATGAAATCATCTCCGCTGGTGTACCGAGCATGGTGCTTTTTGCATCTTTGAATGCTTGCTCTCTTTCCTCAGGAAATGTCTCCCTATTTTCCATATCTCCACGATATGTTCTAATGATCTTTGTTACTGTTTCCTCCTGCATTGTCGTACAAGCAATAAGATCCACGGTAGCGACTCCAGGCTTGTGGATGTAAACATCCTTTCCTGCTATATTTTGGTGATACACTATTGTTCTACCTGCCATTATCAATCTCCTCTCATATTTTTATCGTCCAACATCATTATTGCTATCGTAGCATAGTTGTGCAGATCCATGAGTATATCTCGTAATTTTTCTGCTGACACAGGTTCTGAATCTCCCCGTATCAAAATTTGTTTCAGCCTTGCAGCGATGCCGACAATCTCTACCGTAGCCCCCAGAACGCCTGTTTCCTCTATGGCATTCCCATACTGCCTATTCCTCACGGAAAAAAGAGCTCCGCATTCCTCGCATATCAATGCGAATTTATCTTCAGCGTCATCGTATTTGCTATTCTCTCCCATACATAACCTCCATGAAACTATCGACTAAAGTGACATTAGGTAGTTCTCCCAGATCCTCATTATATGGATGTTTGCGAACGTATGTTGGAATTCCACTATTGGATGCTCGTTGTATATATAATGGATCGTCTTCCCAGAGCATAACACTATTTTCCTGTTTTCTCAAATCACAAGCTAAAAGAACTCGTCCCTCTCCCATCATTCTTAATTCATCCATATGAATTCTGTGATAACTAAACCATGTCATTGTATCTTTGAAGATTCTTTTGAATTGCTCAACTGGTCTTGCCGTTACAACTATGATATAATATCCCAAATCATGCCAATATTTCATTGACTCGACTGTATCTGGATATATTTTCAGTTTCGCATATTGTCCAGTTGCTTCAAACTTTTCTTTCAAAGCTGAATACTGCGGATATTCCATTTCCAGATCATGATCTATATGTATTGTTTGAGGCATTTTTATGCCTTTTATGTCATACCCGCCTGATATTGCCCACTGCATGAATGTTGCTTGATAGTCTCCAAGTGTCTGATCTATGTCTGTTATAAGAATTCTCTGATGTCTATGTTCAGGAGCAAATTCCATCTTGAGTTTGAAATTAAGAACCTTGTTCTTATTTTCCATTGCTTCTAGAAGTGCCTGCTGTGAGAACCCCCATATTTGTGCAATCGATATTACATATTTCATCAGGTCAACTATTTCCTCGAGAACATTTTCTCGTACCATGTGTCGAATTGTATTTTTACGATGACGTTTCCAGTTTATCTCGCGAAGCACCTCATCGATCTCGGACACCAATCCAAGCAGAAATTGCTTTGTCCACTCTTCTTGATTTTTGTGTCCTTCTATTTCAAATATCTTATGATTATAAGACATTTGTTCTTCCCATACTTTTTCCAACAACGTTCTGTGCATTTTATTTTTCAACTCCTTTCAGTATATTCTGTACACGACCATATGCTTCATGCGAAAGCATGGTTCTTTTCCATTGTGCGAATCTGCCAACCATGTGGAGATTATGCAGATCATTTTCATATCGTTGATATTCCGCAACATTCGGATACATATCTTTTATGACTATTACATCTCCGGAAGGAACAATAAAATTGGGCGGATACTCGGTGAATCTTTTACCGAATAGATTAGACATCCGTACCCACCTATCTCCCTCTATACCACTGTATACAATGAAATTGCTAGGCTCATTCGAGCTTTGGATAGAAACTGGAATGTATACCAACGGAGGGCGAGTATAATATGATTCTTTAGTCGGAAATGTTTGTATAACATAATCATACTTATTGCAAACATCAGATAAGTAGAATCCTCCCGACTTGAATATCTGCACTTTCTCAAAGTGAGCTATTTCCATGATTACCTGATTGACAGCATGAGGATTATATCCGATCACAGCTCCGGTATACTTGTTGAAACTGCTAGTTATTCCCTCAGTATCTCCCCATTGTTTCTTAATATATGTTTTCTCATTACCATATGTCATAACTGATATACGACTAGCCCCAACCATTTCCTCTATCCATGTTGGCGTCCAATGATAGAAGAAACAGCCCACCACAGGCGGAGCTTCAAATCCATACGCCATCACGGTAGGAGATATGCCAAAGTCGTTGCAGGCAAGAATAGAAAACAAAGCTGATGGACCGAAACCTAAAATCGCTACTCGCATTCCTTCATCTCCTCTAGATATTTCGTATATTTCTGCATTCCGTATTTCCTATTCTCTCGCTGTGTGCATATTCGCAGATTATGTCGCTGATTGTTCAGCCTATTTCCATCTATATGGTCTACGACCATCCCCTTTGGAAATCCCATTATTTGTCTGTGCATCGCTACACGCTTATGATCTCTTACCGCATACCCGTCGCTGAAATACCATTTATGCTGTGATAAATTATCATAATCTTCGTCGTCGACTAATGCGTCGATATCATCTGTGATAGGTATGCGTTTCATTCATAATCCGATCTCGGAAAATTTGTATGAGCAAATTCTCCAAATAATTCGAGGGCTTTTCTGTCGTATGCTTTGGCTGCTTCCTCTGCGGTAGAATAGGTTCCTAATGACTCCTGAATTCCATTATGTTTTATCTGAGCTCTAAATCTATTACCTCGTATAACAACTCCCTTATATCCAGATATGCTTTTATATCTTTGTACTCTATTCAGCATATTTTGCTGGAGAGTGCATATTCTAAGATTTTCTCTTTGATTATTAAGTGGATCATGATCGATATGATCTACTAATATTTCAACTGAAGAATTAAAATCTAGTATTATATTGGACATCGGAATTTCTTTATTCAATATCCATGTAGATGCCCCAGAGTTATGAGTATACCACTTATACCCGACCAATTTATCATAATCCTCATCGTCTACTTGTATTTCTTCTCCATGAAGTACAATTATTATTTTCATTTACTTGTCGTCATTCTATAATACATCAACATACAATATGCGTCTTTTTCGTGGATAGTGCCTGTTATCTCTCTAGCCCATCCCCTAGCCTTCGCAAGATTCTTCCAATGCCCTGGACTTATCATATGGATATAATCATCAGTTAGATATTCTTTTAGTACAGACACTACTCTCTCCACCCGCTCTATCTGATGCTTGTCTCCATATGCTGGTGCTGACTCCACAATTGCATCCATGCGAGAAATGTCGAATTTGCTCAATATCTCTCGGATGTCTGTAATTACATTCCATCTTGAAGTTATCTGCACTATGGGTTTATCAGAGTAATAATCGCAAACCACAATGCCTGTGTTGACTCCAGGATCTATAGCTATAAAATTCATAGAAAAATAGGGGCAGAGCATTTCAGCTCTGCCCCATCTCCTTTCAATACATTACCTAGAACGGGGCTTCACCACCAGATGCTGCCGACTTGGGAACTCCCTTTGATTTTGCACCAGGAAGTCCTGTCGGTGCAGCGGATTCAGCAGTAGATCCAGCCGGAATATACGAGTCAACCTTTGCTTTCGGAATACCCTCGTATTCCTCGTGAACAACGGAGACACGCAATTTTTTCCCGATGAAACTCTGAATATTTGCTTTTCCAGTCTCCGGAGCACCTACCGCATTCAGGAATTGGTCAAGCTTCCAACGTGCTGCTGGAGCGAGCGAAACTATAATCCAGATAGCCTTGTTTTCTTCATCTGCATCAGTGCATCGACATTGGTAATTCCAATACGGAAATCCTGATCCACCCGCTTTTTCTTCGCCTTTCTCGATCAGCACTTGATGAACACCCTCGCTTAGGTTAGGATCAACCCGCTCGAGGTCGATAACAGTTTTTTCCTCTGCCATTGCTATTTATCCTTTCTTTGTCCAATAACTCAACAATTTATCATATGTTGGATTGGTAATCGTTATCGGCAAACGGTCTGAGCGATCCTTTGCCACAAAATTTACGTCGTCAAATGCCAACAGTCGTGGCTTTCTTTGGTCTGTACTTTCACCTTTGTACATATATGCGATGCAGTCCATCATTCTGCTAACGCTGCGACCTGTCGCCTTTCCGGTAAAGTGGGGCTGAATCTGCTGTTGTTCATTTTCTTTCGTTGCTACCTGTGCAATAAACACGATATTCATTGGCAATGCACGAAAATAGCGAACAACCTTGTCAAAATCATCCAGGGCTTTACCGTAGTCAGAAATAGATGGAAGATCATCATATGCACGATGAATAGCTGGGAATGTGGATATTGTATTCTGCATGGCAAGATGTTGTGTTTCATTCAAGCTGTCGATAACAACTGTCTTGAACTTATGCTCTCCAAATTTAAGAAATAAATAGGCGTCTTGCAGATCTACCCACGAGTGTATGGGAATACGTGCAACCTTTCTCGTCACAGAAGCCATACCATCATCAATATCCAGAAATATGACGCTTGGCCACGATGAGGCAAAAACTGTCTTGCCAACACCTGATTCGCCATATACCAGGAAACGTACACGATGCGAGTCAAACATACCCTCATGAATTTGAATATCTGGTTGAGGAATTTTGAATGCTGGTTTTTCTTCTACAGCAGGTATTTCTTTGGCGTCCTCGTCGTCATCTTCTGACGGATCAGCAAATGATCTTGCGTCATTTTCAGCCTCAGTATCAAGTCTTACTTTAGATTCTGACTCCTCCTCAACTAGAGTTCCATCACTTGTATCACTCATAACTTACTCCTTCGCTAATTAATTTCTTTTCGTCACGATCTACTTTCGGCATTCGTGACAAAACTGATTCTGCCTCCCCCGAGTCATTCAGGGAAAGGCAAACGTCTTTGAACGCACAATCCCAATTACAATCTTTTGTGGGATTTCTATATACGACACCTCCTTTCTTATGAAATTCATCCATTTCCGTCATTTGCAAAATAAGCTCTTGAGTTATAAGTGATAAACCCTCAGGATTACGGTAGGCATAAGTTCGCAACACTGGTTGCGTGGATGCTATTCCCGTTTCACCCATCCTTATAACATTATACATAACTCCATGCGGATGATATCCCAATAATGTTGCAGCTATCATATATGTGGATATTTGCATATCTAATGTTACATGCTGGACACTAGCTTGTTTTACGAACTTATGCTCGAGTATCCATGCTTGTTTTCTTGTTTTTATAATGCCGTCGATAAATCCTATCAGCTTATGTCCCTCCATATCCAACTCGTATTTCAGTTCAGTTGACAATACTTCATCAAAATTATCACTTGCTCTAGCCCAGTTGAAATATCTTCGTAAAACCACGCTCAAATTTTCCCAATCCTTTGCCATATCCCAACCATTGGCAATTTCAATATTAGTTAGCTCATCTTCAGCCACTTTCATTGCTTTCTTGTCATCCATGCCATTCTTGTACCACTCAGCCAAAGCAGCATGTCCTACCGTACCCCGTGCCTGTCCTAGACTCGGTGGCGAAGCATAGTCTAGGATATATTGTAAATAGTAACGATATTTACATCGTCTCCATGTTGATAGAGAGGAATATGAGAATTTATCGACTGTCATTTTCTAATTCCTTTGTATTCACAAAACTATATTCTTTATCTTTATATATAGCTATCCAAATTCCTGACGATGGAAACTTTTTGCAGAAAAACATACAAATAAAGAAGGTTGCCATCAGTCTTCCAAGTGGGACAAAAGCATCCTGCTGGGGATCAAAATCCTCAAGACTTCTCGCTATTTCCGAAGGGAGCTTGTCGATGTTTTGGTATCCTGTAGTAATAAAAACTATCTCGTCAGTATGAGCTTTTAGCCCACTGACGTCATGCGATGGTTCAGCTACGAATATTTTTCTGAATGTAGTTTTCATTTAGTTTTATTCGTCCAATACAGATTATCGAGCTTATTGTTATACATATCTCCGTCTTCATGCACTATTTCCGCATTCTTAGGTTTCTGTCCCTCAAATACACTAAGAACAATCAAGTCTACTCTTGATCTAACTCTCAAACCTTTTTTTGTCAAAATAACTGTTGTAAATCCTCTCTTATCATTATGCAAAGATAGAAAATATCTAAGATTATTGTAGTTATATCTTACTCTGCCTAGATCAGATACTTCGCATTCGATATATCCTGGTACACGCTTCCACACTTCATTTTCCATTTTTGAAATATCCTCGTATCTCTCCAGATGTAATCTTTATAGAAGAATCTTTTCTGTAGGCAAGAACTTTACTTATGACATGATCGACAGTTTTAGTACCGTCCGACTTCGTGGACATTAGATGGATTACATGGGGAGACTCTGTCGTACCTATGCGCCGTATACGGTGAAGAGATTGGTAATAGTCGTCTCCTGAATAGCCTCTTTCCAAGTAGATCGCGGTATGAGCTGCGGTAAGGGTGAATCCGAATTTACCGACACCAGGATGAGCTATGATAGCGTCAAGTTCTTCTCCCTGAAATCTATTGACAATACCTTGTCTTATTTTTTCTGGAGTATCTCCTGTAAGAGAAGCTACACGATATTTCTTTCTAAGCTTCGCTTCCATTGCATGTGCTGTCGCTTTGAACGTTGTCCAGACAATGCAGGGAAGTTTCTCATATTCAAGCATATTCTCGACAGCATCCCATTTAGGACTTTCATTTGGTCCGCCAACAAGAATAGGATTGCTTGCGAACTGGATTAGGCGAAGAAGTTGGGATAAGACATTTAGAGCAAGAACTTCTCCCGAATCGTCTGGAAGTTCAGCTAGGAATGTTTCCTCCATCTCATTATACATTCGTTGTTGCTCTTTCTCCATCTCAACTTCTACATCGTCAAATAACCATTCAGGTAGATTAAGAACCTGATTTTGTGTTCGTGCATAGTAAATGTCATCAATGTCTTTATGTATTTCTCTATCAGCACCAGCAGCATTTCCCACAACTGCTGTTCCCCATTGGTTTCGCTCTATTATACAATATCGTTCTGAAAATGTCCAATAGGAAGAGAAACGTCGGGGATAGAGCAGATGCAGTTGGGAGTACATATCGTCATAAAATTTGGATATAGGACTACCGCTCAATAACCATACATATTCTGTATTTCTTGCTATGTTGGTCATTAATTTTGTTCTTTGGGCTTTTCTATTTTTTATAAGGATGCTCTCATCTATTATGATGAGGTCAAAATCGCATAATATGATCACATCGTTATTTCTTATTACAGTGTCATAATTGGAGATTACCCACTTATTCGATTTCCCCCATGTGCTTGTATGACCATGCCAGATTTTTGACTCTGCTCCGCACCATCTCTTTATTTCTTTTTGCCAGTTTCTTGTAAGCGATAATGGGCATACTACCAGAATTCTTCTTGCATCGGTCTTTTCTGCTGCCATTATAGAACAGAATGTTTTCCCCAAACCAGGAGCCAGAGCAAGCAATACTCTTTTTCGTCTTAATAGAAAAGCAATAGGTTCATTCTGAAACTCCAGAGAATTAACATTTGTCTCTATAACTATTTCTTTCTCATACTCTGCTTCCCACTTCTTTATATCATCATCTTCTGTGATATTAGAAAACTCTTTCCTAACGCCACTCAACGAACTTCTATTGAGATCAGCTCGCCATGCTTTTATTTTGCTGATCCATGAAAATCCGTATATACGCAATTGTGATGAGGGATAAACTGTGGGGTAGAACATGAGATAACCATTTTCTATTCTGAGAAAACCACTTGTCATCGGCATTTACCTTTCATTTTATAGGCTGGTACTTACCAGTATACCACATTTTTCTTCGTATTACTAGGGCATAACTTCGTATACATCATGCAAGTAGACAAAGAATTGCGGTATGCTGTATTATACCGCAATTCATGTCTTATAACAAGGGGCGAGATACTTTATTTGTTCATCGTAGCAGAAATGTCAGGGGGTATAGTTTTCGGAAAGAATTTTTTCCAAATATCATTTATCAAGTTGCTGCCACCACCGACGATTATGCCTGTTCCTATGATCCCATAAGGCGAAAATGGAATATCAAGTTTGAGAGCTATTCCCATCTGATAGAACAAATCAAGTTTATAGATGAATGTTCCAATGACAGCCAGGATCATGGCAACATAAAGAAGAGCCCATTTGTGCGGAGCTAAGACCGGAATTTTGTCTGCTGCCGTCCCAAAGGTCATCTCAACAATTCGTTCGATTATGAACGACATGATGAGCAAAACTGTGAAAATACTCGCTATTAGTTCCATCGCATACTCCTTTCAGTATACTTTCTTCAGCCAATCTAATTCATTTCTATTGGGATAGATAGTGTACCATCCATCATCCCAAAGATCGTATATATTCTCGAAATATTTCTGATACATCAATCTTACTCTATCTATACTATAGTTTTCAGAAGCCCATCTCCTACACTCCTCTCCGTCTAAATCTTTTGCATGATAAGCTGCCCAAACAAAATCATCGAAAGTTCTGCACCTATACCCTGTCTTACCGTGAACAACTGTTTCAGGAAATACTCCCCAATCGGTAGTGATGACTGGTGTACCCTCTAGTTGAGATTCGATGGCTACTCCACCGAACGGCTCAATATATGTAGTAGGAACGAAAGTAGCAATAGCTCCAGCTAGAAGGGCAGCTCTTTCTTTTGGCGGAACAGATCCTATGTGTTTCACATTTTTAAACTGAGAAAAGTCTCTGCCCTCAACATTGTGAAGATCTCCCTGACCAGCTATAATCAGAGGAGCTTTTAGATATTGTGTTACCTCCAAAGCTATCTGCAATCCCTTTCTCTGAATGAGTCGTCCCAGATACACATAATAGTTCTGCTTAGGAAATTCTGAACTGTATGGGAAATCAGCAAGATCGTATGAGTTAGGAATAACTGCGTCATAATAGTTTCCATCTTGCTGATTAGTAAGACCATAGATATAGCTCATCCATGCGTATGACTCAAATACTTTATATTTCGCAAAAATACCAGTATATCCAATCCCAGACTCTACTACCTGCAAGCCGACAGAGTTAGCTATTTCCTGCTGGTAATTTCCCATAGTACAGAGCAAGAAATCTTTCTCACTTTTTCGTCTGCTTATTTCAAGAATGGTATTGGCATTGAATTCACGGTAGGCAGCGTCTTTGGGATCATGCTTGAAGAACTGGTTTGTCCAGTCATAATCACCATACGTGTTTTTTCTGGTCTGATCACTGATAACTATAACTTGCTCAGTTGCTTCGGTCTCACTACCTTCCCCACAATATAGAATAACTTTATGTCCTAGACTAGTCAGCATCTTAGACAAATTCACAACCTTCTGCGTATAAGCACACGAATAATATGCCTTACTCGTAGGTATATGAGCTAATCCTAGCAGATGGAAGGTAAATTGTTTATTCAAGAGTCCATCCATGCGATAGAGCAGCATTCTCTAATCTCGTCAATCTTTGTTCCATGGTAAGAACGGGTGGGGGTGGAGTGGGAAGTCCTACGTATTCGTATAACTCATCTTTTGTCCCATTCCACCAGTCTAGATCTATTTGTTTGCTTTGACAGCCGTGAGCAATACCATCTCCTCTATCAGTATATTGCCAGAACCTGAACCCGCCTTTTGGATATCTGGGATCAGAGAAATACTGGTAGCCCACTTCCGGACCGATGCTGTCAACTTTGTAGTTAGCTATCCAAAGATCATGCTCAACGAACCATGCGGGAAGCCATTTTATGAAGTTATTGATAGCATCAGGATTTGTGTAAATTCCGCACGGTCTTTTGAGCCTTTTGTCCAGATCGTCTACAGCAATTTTTAGTCTTTCTAGTGCTTTTGTCGGACCGAGACCAGAGTATGACAGTTTCTCAAAGTCTACGAATACAGGAAGATTTCCCTGATCATTGATCAATCTATCAATAGCCTTCTGCGTCTGTGCCAGCATGTTTTCTCTATAGTTAAAAGCGATATATGCTCCCCACAGAAGTCCAGCTTTCTTTGCTCCGTCACGAGAACGAATAAACTCAGGATCATTATCCCCATTGATCTGAACACGGATAATGCAAAACTTGACTCCCATCAATTTCATTGTGTCGAAATCGATGGGAATTCTAGGATCTGTAGTTCTTGCTTGCCATTTGCTGACGTCAGCTCCTGCAACTCTATTTATCGGAAGGCAACCATATCTTGCCATAATATTTCTCCTTATGTATAAAATTTAAACACGAAGGTAAGTATTCCTATTATGATGCTTATGATCATAGAAAAGAAACCTATCATTAAACTAAGTATGGAAAATCCATAACCTATCCACACGCTTGTTTGAGAAGCCTTACTTTGTAGAACAGCTTTGAAAGTTCTATAATCATTAACTACATCGACTATATTATTTATTTGACGAGTAATGTCCTGATTTTGCTGTGTCCATATGTCATGATTTACATACGTGGTCTGCATATCTTTTAATCTTCCGGCTTCCCCATTCAGAAGATCCAGTCTTCTGTTTACTTCAGTATTTCTTAGATCTAGAGCATCTCTTAGTGCATCAAATTGCAGTTTCATTGTCTTTTCAATATGCTCAACATCTTTTTCGTCCATGCTCGTATCCCTATAACTACAATTTTGATCTGTCATGGTGTTGCTGCCCAATATCCATAGAAAGAATTATAAACCGTAGCTGCATTTGCTCCGGTAGCCGTGATCTGTAATCCAAATCTTCTGTTATATATGGGAACAATTAATTGTTGAAACGATAATACACTTTGTAACATGACAGGATTGGGCATAGCAGACACACCACCTCCAAAGGCTAGATTGGGATTTACTGCTTGACCATATCCAGCAGGAGTAGCACCTGAATCGCTATTATAAAGAGAGAGAAGTACAGCTCTGGTTGTAGCAGGCATACAGGGAGACGTGTCTATATCAATATATCGTACCCTAGCTACCGTCTGGTTATACAATGTTATGCTATCATTGTCAGCCCAAGCATCGACAGAAGCTGTCGTTGTAAACAGAGCAGATGCTACAGTTGTTCCTGTTATATAGCGATATGTTCCTCTTGTGCTATTATACAACATCACTCTACATTGCGTAGAATCATTAAGAAATGCTGCTACCGAGGAGTCTCCAGCAGTTATATTGTCATATGGAACATTGGTTGTAGTAAGACCACCTGTTCCGCCAGCATTTATCAAAGCTGTAAATGTAGCTGACGAGCATAGTACGTTCGTATAAAAATATCCAGCATATCCCACTATAGGAAAGAACTGTGTTCCGGTAAGAAGTTGGACATAGGCTTGTGTTCCAGCACCTCCAGAAGTGTTACTTATAAGAACTCCGAATACTTGAGGTTGGAAGGCTGTGACTGGCTTGGCTTGCCCAGCTGTTGTTGACGTTATAGCATATTGTCCAGCAGTTCCAGCACCATTGAACGTAACAAGAATAACTCCACTTCTGGCTACCTGAATGAAACTTGCATCTCCTAGTTCTGGTGTAACAACAGCGATATTGCCATTTAATCCCTCTGTCGTTGTTGTGTAAAAACCACCGTCTGAAGCAATATATCCCACATCTCCAGCAGCGACAGCTCCACCGCTCAGATTAACTGCTCCTATAGTTGCTGTATAGTCACATCCCCACGACGTTATGGTTCCATTCGTTGTAAGACGTTGCCAATCCTTGCTTGCTTGCGCAGGAAGAAGAGCATTGATAGCTAGTGGAGCTGTTATTTGACCAGTTCCACCTCCAGCAATTCCAAGAGTACCCCATGTGGGCGGAGTTGCTGCTCCTGCTGATATCAATGGATTGCCTGCTACTCCCGCTGAGTTATTGGGCATCAAAGCTGTACTAAATCGTATGGCTCCCAGAACATCCAAGGCTTCTGTCGGAGCTGTCTTCTTTACGCCGACATTGCCATTAGTGTCAAGAACTAACTGATTAGCTCTATATGTCCATGTACCTAAAACTAGATTTCTTTCTACTCCAGCTCCGTAATAACTAGAGATAATTCTGTTATCTGCACCAAATGGAGTATAGAATAAGATACTATTCCCATCAGGTCTTGAGCTTCCTAACTCTAACGGATATCCGTTTTTGACTATCGTTAGAAGTTGCGTCGGAATTAATGTCCCTATCCCCACATTAGATCCGTCGTCAAATATCTGTGAATCTCCTATTGTAGTCGTACTAGGAGTGAATTTTGCAACATAGTTCACAGTTCCAGGTCCGACAGTACCAGCTCCAGTTGGACCAGTCGCACCAGTAGCTCCAGATCCAGGACCTGTAGGACCCATCGGACCAGTTGCACCAGTTGTCCCAATTGGACCAGTAGCACCTGTTGTCCCGACTGGACCAGTCGCACCAACTGCTCCAGCAGGACCAGTCGCACCAGTTGCCCCTGTAGCTCCAGCAGGACCAGTCGCACCTGTAGAACCAGTTGGACCTCCTGCTGGACCAGTTGCACCAGTCGCACCTACACCAACAGTATGAGACAACGTTTCAAGATATCTCACCCGTTTGGCAAGAGCTTCAGTTCCACTTACTAAATCTGCGAGA